TAGCAATAGTTGTCATTTAACTTTTAAACTTTCTTTATCGATACTTATGTTTGCTTCTTGTAAACACTCAGCATAAGTATTGTGATCTTGCGTTTCACAACCTGATCGGCAATTACTCATCTACTAACACTTCACTATCAGATTTAACAGGGTTGAGTCTTTTAATTCTTCTTAATTCAATTTTTTCAGGCTTATAACCATTAATAGTTCTACCTGTTTTACGTTGCTTCTTTTTAATTTTCTTCCATGCTTTACCGCATTTACGATCAGAGTTCCTGATCCCAGAAGATTTACCTCTTTTTGCCATGAGGTTATTCTAAAGCACCTTTACCAATTAATGATTTATCTTCTTCGATAATGTCGCACGCGTGTAACAAACCGGCAATAAACATTGTGAGTCGTTGATTATCCGGTTCATCAACTAATCGAACTGAAAGCACATCAATTTCACCACGTATAACATCTGTGATAGAAGTTTTCGCAATTGACACAACACTTTCCAAAGCGTCAATGGTGTCTAATAGATCGTCGTGCGATCCTTTATAGTTTTTATCGTAGGCATGTTGAATATATTTATTAAGCATTCGCTGACCAATTAAACCCTCAAAAATAGAATTCATTCCCAACTCCACTTCAACCAACCTTGAGCATGTGCTTCTTCAGGGTGCGACGTAATCCAATTATGGCATGGGCGACAAAGACAACGTAAGTTTTTAATATCGGTTATCGATCCACCGCGAGCACGACTTTTAACTTCATGAACATCTTGAGATCGTGCTAAAAAACATTTTTGACACGTAGGATTTTCTGACAACAAGCGTTTCACCAAAGGGACACGTTGATCTTTATAAAGTTTTGCCATCTTTGGTGATCGCTTACGAATCATTTAAAAATTTACCCCAACAGAATTATCAGACAATGGTACTGACCAAGCATCATTTGTATTTTGAGGTGCTTTAGGTTCTTTTTGAATACCTGTTTTCAAAAATGCTGTTCGACGTAACTCAGCACCAAGTGAATCAATTTGTATTTCTGTAACTGTTTTTTCTGTGCCGTCTTTTGCTGTGTAACTTCTTTGAGAAAGTTTTCCTGTAATAGTTACTGTGTCACCTTTATTTAACGTTGCTACAGCGTTCTCTGCTGTGCTATTCCAAGCAATACCAGTTAAATAAATGACGTCACCATCAACCCATTGATTATTAACATATTTACGATCATTGCAAGCAATTTTTATTGTTGCAACCGATTTACCCGATTTTGTAACATTAAGTTCAATATCTTGAGTTAAATTACCTGTTGCGCTAATAAATGGTAATGCCATATTTTCTCCTTAAATTAATGATGTTTGTTCGTGTTTTATTTTTTCTTTACGTGCTTGCATTTCTTTTATTTTATATTCCCATCTAACTTTATCTGCTGTGCTTTGATCACTATTCCTTTCACGCGACACGTTCCAAGAAGCAAACTTAGTTCGATTTGCTGGAATCCAATTTGCGGCTTTATAAATTGTTCCTGTGTGAACTTCTGTATCTTGATACGAAATCAATAAAGCAATCTCAGGAAATGCTTTTTTAATGTATTTAGTCATAAATGAAATCATGCGAGTAGCCGTATTCTTTGGGCAATCAGCACTTAACGCCATACGGCGCAATTCTAAAACCTGATTAAAATCATAATTGCGAGCAACCGGACTTGACCAAATAGCACTAGCAATAAATCTATTTTCAAAAGTTGCACCAAAACAAACATTGTATTTAGATCGAACAACATTTGACCAATGAATTCTTGGTAAACGACTATGCCACTTTTCATTAAGATCACAAGCAAGTTGTGCTTTAACAACAACAAATTTAAGTTGGAGAGGTGAGGTCGGATTTGAACCGCCACTTGACTCTTGGAATAGAGCCTGTTCTAACATTAAACTATCACCCCAAGTTATAAACGATGTGCAATGGTGCGAATCATTACACGTCGATCGATTTTTGATTTATCTTTTAAAGAAAAAACTTTCCTTAATCTTTTACGTTCAGCAGTTGTAAAGCCTGCCCAAATACCAAAATCATCATTAAAACCGATTTCTAAACAAAAACCTTTTACCGGACAGTTTTGGCATAACGCTTTACATTTAGAAACAAGCATTGGATCTGTTTCATCAGGAAACATGAAATCTAAATCTTCCATTGTGCATAAAGCAAAATGTTGCCAACCATCAGGTGCTTCACACTTAGGACAGATTTGTGTTCGAGGCAGATTGTTGTGATTGCAATTTTTCAAACTCAACTAACAAACTCACAATCTGTTCTAAAGGCATTACTGCCCACCATTGATTTATTTTGGTGATACCAACTTTATTGGGTTTGATAACTAAAACACCGTAAGGGGTCCCGGCGTTTATTCTTTCCTGCTCGGTTTCTTTCATCCATTCCGGTATTTTGTAAGACTTTTGATTTTTTATTTCGATTACAGCATTAGGAACATTTGCTATGTCGCCTTTATCATTCGATCCTGATAAAGCACGTCTTTCAACGTTTGACCAGAATTGTTTTAAATATTCGACAATTGCTGTTTCAGCGAATGTTCCTTTTTGCTTTGATTTACTCATTTGTTTTTTGAGTTTAATCCTTTAACGAGGAACCACAAAATAGCAACTTGCATTGCAATAATTATCCATTCCATTTAATAACCCCAAATTCTTTCATCTTCACGATCTTTAGCAGCCAAATCAGGATCGGGTTGCCATTTAGGTTCTTGTTTCAAAAATTCGTCCCAAGACTCATAAACAAAAGTTATTGAACCATCTTCATTATGTCGCTCAATCATTTTTGTTTCCTTCGTCGTGGTGGCAGATATTCAATTGTCCAAGGAAGTGTTAATAAAAACAAGAAACACGCCCAAACAATTAGATCGTATTTACTCATATTTTCACCCCACACCTTTCACAATCATCACCCTTAATTTTTGCTTTATGACAATGAACACAAATAGTCACAAGCCTTAAATGCGATTTCTTTTCCTCTTGCTGCTTTTTTAAAACAGGACCAGGAACTTCCTCATAAATCTTTTCAGCAAGTTCATCACACAATTCAAGGGCTTCAGGACCAGATAAAACCATAACCCAATTTTCGATCCCTAACGCTTGAATATATTTTTTAACAAACTCATCTTGCTTTGACAAATCCCCTGAAACAATTTCATGTGACAATTTCATAAAAGGATTTTCTTCGTTCACAACTGAGTGAGCAATAAATCTTGCCATGCTCTCCAGGTCGCGCTGTGGAACAGGAACAATAATATAATCCCCATCTTTACTTATTTTCATTTCTCATCTCCTCTAATTGTTTTTCAACACGTTTAACAACTTTTGCTACAACTTCTGTTTTCATTTCATCAATTAAACTTTGAGCAAGTTTTTGCGCTTGCTCGCTGCGTTTATCGTCTGGCGCCACTACTGAAAGAAATAGCGCCAGTTCTAATGCCTCTTCATGATTTTTAATCATTTAGTTTTTTTTCCCATCAAGATCGCGCTTCTTCTTGAATACATCAAGAATCCAATCTTCAAACTTTGCTTCATCAAAAGCAGCATTAAATTCTTTTGCTGCTACTTCAAAAGCACCGACAGCAATCCAAAAGCCTTTGATTTGATCAAAGTTTTCAGGATCGATAAAGCGCAATTGATAACCAAAATTAGTCGCAATTGTTTGGAAATGTTTTTTAGTCATTAGTTATCACTCAAAACAAGTGCGTAAGAGTTTTGAAGTTCAACAATTGCTCTATGAAGAACTTTAACTGTCATTTCAGGTGTAAAGAATTTATCTAAACTAAAAGTGCTAATTCTTTTACTAAAACCACCAAGTTCATGATCAATTTCTCCAATATTTATATATTGAGTTAATTCATGATTAAAGTGGATCGTAATCACAAATTTGTTATTAAGGAAAATATATAGATCGTTTAAATTGTGATCTATTGTATATTCGCTTTGAGTAACAAAGTGTGTTAAAGAATCATTTATAAATGCTTTTTTTAATTCATTTCTTGCTGCTATTTCTTTTTGAAACATTGTGTTGCCTCTTTTCTTTTTAATCTGAAATCGTCCCTCGACTTCAGAAATCTTTATTTATCGAACTGCTTCAAATCAATCGAAAATGTTCCCACAACTTTTGTTACAGAATTATCTAGCAAGTGCTCCCAGTTAGCAGGATCAAGCGCAGCGGCTTCAAACTTATTAATATGACCATGACGCAACGCAAAACCAACTTGAGCAACGTTAGGAACAATTTCTTTACTCATTATTTTGCTTCCTTTTTAATTTTAACTTGACTAACTTTTACTCCATGAGTTGCTGCATATTGTCTTTTTGCTTCTGCTAAAGTTTTACGATTTCTTCTTGATTGAACAGTTAAATCTAGAAAAGCAATGACATTTGCTAATGATTGTGCTTGTTCTAAATCAGATCCAACTTGATAAGTTGCCAACCATTCAGCCGCACCTAATAAATCAATTTCGTTTGGTGCATAAACGTTTTCAATTTTTCCTTCATTCATTAAAACACCAACAGAATCAAAATCACTTGAAACAGCAAAACCTGTTAATGAATAATTTTTGTAATCTAATCCCATTGCTTTACCTCTTTCGTTTGATCTCATATATAAATAATATGCTGAACGTATAACAAAGTACAGTCATTTTCAGCGTTTTCAAACATTGTTATCAAATCGTTGCAATCGAACAAATGTACGAATTTAACGTTCAAGCAGGTTGAGACAGGGCAGAAATGGCCATTAAAAGCACCATTTCGATCCTTTAACGCCCAATATAGGCGAGCATAGGGATTTCATGGAAGATTTCTCTTAATCGCGCCATATGACCTTTAAATTGCTTTAAATCGATATTGGGCGACCCGTTTCAATATCATCTAAAAGTCTCGAGGGTTTTCGACGTTCCTCACGTTTGCATAACAAAGCAAAAACAAAATACGCCCTCTAACGGCGGTTTATTCCACTGTTAATGGAACCAGAGTTTCAAAGCCTCTGTCACTTTTAATGCTGGTGGTACCGACTACGGCACTCTTACTCGGGTATCATTGCGAACCAGTAAAATTTATATTAAACGGCGATCCAAACAATTGCCGGATTACCCTGCGGTGTTTCGCGTCTAAAACCTGAATCAATAATCCAACCATCGTTCATTAATGTATTACGTGTAGCACTTGTTGATTCATGACGAAAACCTGTTTTAATTTCAAGTTCATGATCGCACATACCATTAACACCAGCAAACACAATTAAATCATAAATAATTTTTTTCTTTGTACCAGATTTAGGAAACGCTTTTTGTGCTGCACGAACAGAGGTTTCAGGGTGCCTCGCCGACACCCTGATTCCATTAGATTCCACAGGTTTACGTTTATGCGCTGGAATAAAAACAATGCCCTTTTCGTTCCGGCAAAAAGGGCAATACATTTCACCGCGAGGTTCCCCATGTGGACATTCCATTGTTACACCAAATTTTCTTGAAGTTCTTTAATAGAAAACTTGGCGTTAATTGCCATAACAACTGCTTGACGATCAACAGGACTTAACGCTAAAAGATCGTCAAGTGAAACATTTGATTCTTCAAGTGTTATAAATTTGAACACTTCAATCATAATTGCTTGCTGAAATGACCAATCAAAATTATTAATTTTGTTCCAATCAATAAAATTAATTTCGCAATCAGTTCCAGCAAAGGCTTCATGGTTTCGCAACCAAGAATACTTAATTAATATTTCTGCAGCCTGAGCAGATTTATTCATTGTTTTGCTCCTGTCATAATTTCGATCGCTGAACGAATTACCTGTGAAACACTTGCGTTATGCTGCAAAGCAAATTGTTTAACTGCTTGCATTTGTTCATTATTCAAACGCAACGCAATCAAATTTTCCTTACCGGATTTATCAGACATTATTCTCCTTTTTAAAATAATCAAGCAACACTTGTAATTGCTTTTCTGTTGTAAGTGTTGAAAGACGTCCTACGAGCATTTCAACACCGTTTTCTAAACTATTTACAACTCTTGCTAATTCATTTTCTAATTCAACTCTTTGACTATAAAACATCAAGTTTCCCTTCTGAACTAAAGAAATCAAAACAATCTTGACAAAGTTCGACAAGTTCTGTTTTAATTTCGTTTGGTGTTTCCCACGAAATTTTATATTTGCCGATAGCCTGATTCCAAAAATTGTTAAATTTAAGACCAGGGCAATCTGCCATATAGCAAATATTCATAATTTCGTATTTATTGACTCTTAACAATTCGTGAATAAAATTAAATGCTTCACGCTTGTTTTTAAAAGTACGATCAAAAAACTGATTCGCTGATTGAAGCAAATTAATTCCTCTTGTTTGTTTAGTTTTGAATTTTATTTCAAACGCTAAACCTGTATACAAAAGTCTGATACGAAATAAATCTATACCTGCTTTAGATTCAATCGTAACAATTTGACCATTATCATCAAAGGTCATTCCATCAGTACCTTCAACAATTGCATTTATAGCGCGTTCAGAAATTTGATTAGACATAAGACTGCACGCATTTTCTGCAAGTGTATTTTGTTGTACATTCGCAAGATGATTGTAAAAACTGTAAATACATAGCAGTTAATTCAGGATCGTCTTGCATTTCGTATCGATCTATTTCGTCCATAAAACCTCTCCTCTAATCGGACGTATAACAATATATATTATGTGTTATACCGATTTGCGTATTTGAGGAGCACCGGCGTTTCACGCAGGAAAGCGCACCCCCAAGATAGGGACATGGATCTCAAGGGTGCGCGGAACGATCAAACTAACCAGAGGCGGGTTAGTTGATCGGATCGTAATCGGATATCTTTGCGCGCAGCAAAGACACACGAATTCTTGCATAACTAATATACGCTAAAAGATCGTCTAATTCTTCAAGGCTTTCATCAAGTACTTCAGTAATAGATTTCGTTTCAATTTTTTGAACGTCACCTAAATCATATTGTTGAGCACCAATATTTAAAATTCGTGACATAACATTTGAAATCGTATGGCCAATTGCTAATGCTAATTGATTTTTTGTCATAGCACTTCCATATCTGACCAATAATTTTTATTTCTAGGATCGACAATAAAAGTAAGGGTTCCGGGCGTACTCCAAGCAGCAGCAGAATCTTCATACCATTTACTTCCGCCATCTAAACTAGGGCATTGAAATCTCCACCAAGGACCAAAATCATCTAACTTAACATGATGTTTATGAGCCGTTACCCAAAGTTTAGGTTCTTTATTATGATCGCGTAAAAGTTTAATTGATTGACCACGTAACCAATCAATTTCTTTACCCGTAATTTTGTGACCATGCGTAAAAGCAACAGGCACATTATTTGTTTCAATTTGAACACACATTTCATCATGAGGGATAACCCACTCAGTAATAAAATCTGTTCCTTCAAAAATTCGTTTCAAAGTATCAGCAAGGAAACCATCAGCAGAATCAGAATCCGTTGTAAAATTTTTACCATTTCTTCTTTGCCACTCACCATGATTACTTAAAGTTGAAACAAATTTAACTTTTTCTGCTAAAGGCGCAATAGTTTTTACACCAAGAGTCCACAAATCAAGTGCTAATAAAAGTTGTTGGCGTTGAGTTGCTTGCACGCTAAACTCTTGAGAAGCATAATGGCCGGTGCATGCCTCAATTGGATCTCCCATATTTGAAATAACAATTTCATCAATGTTTCTACCAAGTTTTCTTAACTCTTTAATACGAGCAACAGTTTTATCAAATGATTCAAGAACACGAGCAATAGTTGCATCAATTCCGCCACCTGCTGATTTACCTAGTTGCCAATCTGCCCAATTAACAACAAAAGTTGTAGGATTTTCGTTTAATTTATTTTGAAATTTTGTAGGCTTCCATTTATTTAAATCAGTTCGATATTTAGTTAATTCATCTTCAGATAAATAAACTCCTGCTTTTCTTTTAAAAATTGCTTTATACGAATACAACCAAATTACGTCACGATCACCATCATCAGTTCTACGGCTTTGCTGCCATTTTGACATTCGTACTTTGTCATCAACGACCATAAAAACATTTGGATCAAGTCCAAAAGATCGTAAAATTGGCGACCAATCCTCAGCAATTGGCGAATCTAAAATTCCTGTAAAAAGTTCGCCCCCATCAAGTCCAATTTCTGCCCAAGGTTTTTGTTCTTTGCTCGAATTTGAATTATCTATTTCATCGTTTAAAGAATCATTTAGACTCACAAAGGCACTCTCCTCGACGATGGCGTGAAATCACTTTATCGTGAATTGTGTGACCTTCAGCGCGCAACGCCCTATAAATATGAATAGTTGCTATATTTCGATCTTTCAAAGCATCATCAAAAACTTTTCGATCGATTTCATTTAACTTTTGTTTTAAAAGTTCAACACCGCATAAACGCTTTTTTGCTACCTCAGTTTTTAAAGAATCCGACAATCCCATTAATACCAGCCTTTTCTATTATGAAATTCAAGTGCCTCACATGGCGTTGAATATCGATCCTCAATATATTGCAAAGCCCAACGAATTTGGGTTATTGGGTTAGTTTTCCAATCGTGTCCTGCTGAAGCCATTTTTTCACCCGGAAGTGCTTGAGGAATACCGTAAGCACTAGATCGAGGATTATCGGCTAATTCAGGATTTTTTCGAGTGCGCCAAGAAGATTCTCGGTGCATAAGTTCATCAAAACATTTAAATTCTTTATCGTTATTAATTTTTATTTCAGCGTATTGCACAAAATCTCGTGTTCGCGAACTGTGAACACTTATCTCGGCTCTTTGTAAATTCGGATTACGAAATTCGTGTTCCGTTGGAATTCCAAAAAGAGCCAAGAAAAATGCTTCTAACATGTATTATCCTTTGATATTAATCTTTGGGTGTTTCCCAAGGATCACGATCAGCAGGTTGTTTTGATTGTAAGAACTTTACAAGGTTCGTGACACCTTGAGTTCCCATTTTGTCGTTAATGATTTGACTTGCTTCTTTTTTACTAAACTCATTAAACGACGTTACGTGTCTTTTATTACCTAACCACTCTGTAACGTGTAATAAACCGTCTGGATTATTGTGCCAACCAGAATTCATAAACGCATCTTCACAAATTGTTTTAACAAAAGCAATTTGTTTTTCACTAGCAGCGTTTGAAAAAGGTTGCCCGCCAACATGAGTTGATTCAGTTCGATCTGCTTTTGCCATTTCAGTTGCGCTCGGCCTTTTACCTTTTGCGCTAACTGCCGCATTGGCTAAAGCGCGGCCCAAAGCCGACGTTTCACAATTCTCTAAAGCAGATGATTTATTTACCATCGACGATCCAACGCGTTCTTCAGCGTAACCTGTTGCGATTGCATAAGTATCGTCAGCATTTTTATAAATGCTTGCTTTAACAATAAATTGTGTATCTGAAAAAGAAATTAGTTCAGTATAAACGCGTGCATTAGGATTTTGTTCAAACCATTTATGCAATCGTTCATCAACTGTTTCGTATTGAGATAAATCAAAACCCATAAGGCTCTCCTGGTTCTGAATCGCAATCGCAATTAATTGCCATACAATTTGAGCAATTAATATTTGCTGAATCTGCTTCTTGTATTAATTTATCGATCAGTATTTGATCCGCCATGTTTTGTCCTCTCTATCGGCGTATAACAAAATATAACCTGAGAGTATGACAAATTATGCTTTAAAACGCTTTTTTTGCTCTAAAATTAGTAATCTTTGATCGATTTCGTACACTTTTTCTTCAATACGAGAAATCCCTGCTATCGCGTCCGGTAACGATCTACCGCCGTTTGCCTCAGGGTGAATTGGGTAAGTTGCTGTATCAATATAAATTTTTATAGGTTTCAAAATACCGTATTTAACAATGATCGCTAATAAAGCCAATATTGCTGAAAGTGCTGCAGCGTATTGACCAACAGTTAAAATCCACATTTAAGAATCTTCTCTCCAAGGTAAAGAGATTAACCAAATCGCTAATCCACCTAAAATTAAATAACCTGTGACGACTTTAGCAGAACCATCAAGTGTGAAAAAAGCAATTAAAAGTCCAACATAAGTCCAAGTGTCAGAAGCAAAAGCAATTAAATATTTTTTAAACCAATTCATTTTTTAAACCTTTTGTTTTGAGTAGATGCTGTTACAGAAGCCATTGAAGCAATTTGTGATACAACAATGGTAGCAACAACAACCGCTTGTGATTCTTCTCTTTGTTCCTGAGTCATATCCGATCCAACATTTAAAATTGCCTCTGTTGCAGCAAAAATTTGTTCAGCACCCGGAATGTTCTCAAGCGCAGTTGGTACACTTAATTCTATTGTATTTTCTTGAATATATTGTTCATCGATTTGTTCTTGAATTTCTTGTGCTGTAACTTCTTCTTCAATGATTAGGGTTTCAATTGTTTCTTCTTCAATTATTTGTTCAACTATTTCTGGTTCTGGGATTGCTTCTATTATTAATGTTGGTTCAGGTATTGCTGATTGAGTTTCCTCAACTAAAATCGGTTCGTTATCTACGATTGGTTCTTGTGTTGGTGTTGGTTCTATTGTTTGTGTCGGTTCTATCGTCGGTGTAAGTGTAGGTTCTTCAATAATTGTTTCAGTTGGTATTAGGGTTGGTGTTGGAATAATTGTAGGAATAGTTGTAACACCGTTCCAAGTTAATAAATAATTTCCTGTAGGTGTTTGATTGCAACACATTAATGCGTATGAAGTTGCTCTAATAAAATATGTTCCTGCTTCGATAGGCGCAGAAATATAAGACGCTAAAACATTTGTTGCAGAATGAGCGCCATCGTCGTTAGCAAATAATTTGTTAACACCTTGCCAAAGTTCAATCCAAGAATCAATAAAACCAGAATTAGTTTGTGGTGTACCAGTTATTGTTTCAATTGTTATTTGTGTTGGCGCTGTTGCTTCAACTGTTACATCAACATAAGGAACTTCAGGCGATAATTTAATTGTTTGATCATCAGCGAAAGCAGGCGCGATAATAAAACCAATAAAAATAAAAACTAAAAGTAAGCGCAGTTTGGCGCGCTTATTCAATTATGCTTCCAATATTCCTTTAGGATCGACATCTTGCCCAGCAGACCAACGAATGTTATTCCTTGCTTCAAAATGCAAATGAGGACCAGAAGAATTACCTGTATTTCCAGACTCTCCTATATGTTGCCCTTTTTTGATTTCATCTCCAGGTTTAACCAATGATTTAGAAAGATGTGCATAAATAACCCAAATATTTTGATCTTCAATTTTTTGTACAATTTGAGTTCCGTAGGATTTACCCCAATTAGCATTAGCAACTTTTCCATCAGCAACAGCAACAATATTAGTACCTTGAGGTACAGCGAAATCAACACCGGTGTGATAACCTTTGCTCCACATTTTGCCAAGTTTTTTATACGCAGTTGTAATTTTGCCATTAACAATTGGTAAACCCATTTATTTAGATTCTTCTTTCTTATTTGCTTTTTTAAATATAGCGTCAACTTCTTCTTGAGTTAATTTTCCATCATCAAGAAATGCTTTAGCGAGATCGGTAACAATACGGCTAACTGCTAACGCTCCAGCAATAACAGCAGAATTAATTGGTTCAACACCAATAAAAGAACCAGCACCAATTGCGGGAAGTGCTGTAACTAAAAATAAAGCAATCGATCGAAAAATTACGTCTTTGATAATTTTTGTATTCATTAGCCGACCAATGCTTTTATTTCAGCGTCAGATAATCCGAGTGCTTTTAGTTTGGCTTTGCCTGATTCTTTTTTCGCTTCGGCTTCTGCTTTTGCTGCTTCTTCTGCGGCTTTGGCTTCAGCGTAGGCTTCTGCGTCTGCTTGCATTTGTGCCACTTCGGCATCTGTTAGTTCTATTTCCTCGGTGATGCCTGTTGAGCAATCGACTACGAGTTTGGTTGGGTTTGCCATTATTGTTTTCCTTTTCTTTTAACTAGATTTTATGCCATAAAGAGTTGCTGTGGTGTATTGATTTAAGTTAGGACCAGTTTGAGGACTAATTGCGATAGTTGTTATTGCAGCAGTATTTGACCACAAACCAGCAACTAAAGAAACATAAGCACTTGAATCATTATCTTCAGCAACAGCATCAATACTATAAGATTTGTAATTTGCAGAAGTGTAATTAAGAATATAAACTTGTGCGTTTCCAAAAACTGAGGCAGTAGCATTATTTCCTGAAGTTTCACCGATATATCTTGTTGCACTATTTCCACTAACAGCAGCAGTTCCACTTCCAAGTAAATCCCTTTGCGTATAACCTGTTGTTACAGAATTAAATGTGATGAACATTCCATCACTATCAGATGCTCTAGAAGTTCTTGATGAAAATACTAAAACTAAATCTGTGTATGTTTGTGGTATAGAAGTAAAACTTGCTGTTGGTGTTGCTGAGCCAACAGTAACAGTTTGAATTTTAACAAAAGTATTAGCCACTATGCCGCCTTAATACCATAAAGAACAAAAGTTGAACCAGCAATAACATCAGCAGTAAATTCTCCACCAAATGAAACGGAAGTAATCGCGCTAGTGCTACGCCACAAACCTGCTGTTACACCGACTTGAGTTGCATTACCTCTGATAAGACAAGTTTTATAGGTATTTGTATTTGCATAATTTTGAATATGAATAATATAAGCACCATCAGGTTGCGCGCTGCTTTTCAAGATAGTTGCACCAATAGAAGTAGCAGATGAACTTCTATCTGAAAAAGTTGCAGTTCCTGTGCCACCTAAACGAGTACCAGAATAATTTGAACCAGTATCAGAATTGAAACGAACAGAAAAAACAATTCCACCTGAAGGAGTTGCGGCATTAGCCACTACAACTAAATCTGTGTAAGTTTGAGGAATATTACTTAAAGTAACTGTTGTTGTTGCTGTTCCAACTGTTGTTGATGCAATCGGTTCGTATGTTTTAGGCATTTACGCTTTCACCCCATACAAAGCAAAAGAAGAATCAACAGTAAAATTTGCAGCATTATCCACAGTAAAAGTCACAGAGGTAATTGCACTTGTTGAACGCCAGTTACCTGAAGTTAAACCAACCCGACCACCATAACCAGCAATCGTTCCATTAACATCAAAACCACTCAACGCACGACTTGTCTTATATTTATTTGTGTTTGCATAATCAAGAATATCCATAATTAAAACACCATAAACTTCTGACGAGTTACCAGTATTAGTAGAAAAGTTATCAAAACCAGAAATCGCAGTTGTGTTTTCAGTACTAGAAGTTGCCGATGCACCATCACCAAAAACAGAATGAGACGAATAATTAGATGCAGTATCAGAATTGAAACGCCAAAAAATCTTATTCAAAGGATAAGTTGCTCTTACAGTTTGCAAAGAAGCACGGATTTGTAAATGTGTGTAGGTTGCTGGAATAGAACTAAAAGTAACTGTTGCTGTTGCTGTTCCAACTGTCACAGTTGAAATAGATTCGAAGTCACCAATTAAAACTCCACCTGCACCTAAACCATAGGCGCGTGCTGAAGCACCAGCAAAAGAACCAACAATAGGCATAATTGATTCCCTTTTTTATTTGAACTGGGTTTGCGAAGCCAAAATTTTATAAGTTGGAGTCGCAGCAGTTTTTATGATCGTAAAAGAATAAGCATCAACAGAGGAAGCATTTCCGGCTGTTGGTGCGGCACCACCTTGCCAGATAGGGGTTCCTGCTGTTCCATCAATTTGAAACGCTGTTGGGTAATAAGCAGTTGTTCCGTTTGTATTTAAGAAAACATGAGTGACAGCATCATTGGTTTGAATAAATGAACTTGCCGTTAATGTTGAATTACCTCTAAAATTAAGAGTGAAGTTTGCGCTAGCGTTTGAAGTGTAATAAGTTACAGATGTATCAGCAATATTACAAATAACTGTTCCTGAAGCAGCACTACCAGCAATTGTTGCAGTTTCAGCAGGTGAAATTAATTCTGCTCGATAATTATTAAGATATGCGTTCGTGTCAGAAGCAGTTAGCACTTCTCCTGCTGTAAAAGTTTTACTTGCCATTTAGAACCCTAACCTATCGTTATCTAGTTGCCCAAAGACAGAATCATCTAATATAAAATTAGCATAGTCTAATGTGCTCAATCCTATTGTAACGGAATGTGAAATAGAATTTGTTCGATGAGTTATGCCCGTAATTAAAGCATATTGATCAATTGCCGATCCTATGCCATTAGGGGTAAATTTTACTCTCACAACGTCAGTTAATTCAAGACTTAAAACATCATTTTGCTGTGCTGTTGGAAGATTTGCTAATTCAATTTCCACTGCTTCAAATCGATATTCAGGTTCAGAATAACGAGTTAAAAGATAATTTGCTAAATCTAAAGATGCTGAATCTGTTGCTAATAAAAGATTATTTTCATCTAGAGTTGAAATACCATATTGGTTTTGTGAATCAGTATCATCAGCGATTTGCGCTGTACCATTAGCGCGAGTAATAACAATACGATTATATAATTGCTCTGAACCATAAACAACTTGCAAATTGTTAAAATCTATACCTGTCCCATCATCGGCAAAAGTTTTTACCGCTGTTGATGATATTTGTTGTGTTCGTTCTTGAAAGTTAAAATAACCATCTTTACCAATGAATACTGCACCTGGTTCAGACTTTTCAACTATTTGTAAATACTCTAAAGCATTAGTTCCTTCGTCAACGACATCTGCTTGCAAAGTGGCTTTACCAGTTTCAACAGTTCTGCTTGCAAGTGGCCAATTAACTTCAGATCGATCCAAAACAGCATTAACTCTTGCACCGGTTAATTGAGAAGTTGCTGTATGTGCGCTTAAAGATTGCGTTGCTAAAAGAGTAAACCCATCAGAAGAAATTGCTGTTGCAGTATTATCACCATTAGGTGAATAATCTAAATTCCAATCATCAATGACCCCATAAAAAACTGCTGAACCATTTGATTTAATTCTTATCTCTCTATGAGGAACAATTTGCCCAGAGTAAGGACTTGAAGAATAAAGAGGATCAAAAGTTCTTGCACGATTATCTAATAATACACTTGATTGTCCTGCGTTATAACGATCTAATTCACGACTTTTACCACGACTTACTTGAACACCCAAAAGAAATTCTGAAACATCATAAAACAAAGTTCCACCTAAAGTAAATTCTGTATTATTTAAAACACCTTGAACAGAATCATTTAAAGTAAAAAATGGTCCACCAAGACTTGATAAATCAAAACCGATTTCAACAGTTGTATTTGGAACACTCATTTACGCGCTCGCAAAAACAGGTCCGGAAGTTCTTTCATATTTTTTTATTGCGTCAACAATTTCTCTACCAACTTGTGCGCCGTTTGTTCCGATACCCGCATTAACAGTTATATTTATTGTTGTACCAAGTTTTGAATTAATTCCAGATAAAGGAATTACTGCTTCAGGTCCTGCTTCACCGATAAGAGCGTTTGTTGGTCCCATAACAATTCCACCTTCGGCTAAACGAATTTTACCCATCGCTGCTGCCATTGCTGTGTAACTTCTGCTCGCTGCAGTTGATTGTGCGCCACCTGCCGCTTTAACAATTTTTTCAGTTGTTGTTAATGGAGATACTTTTGGTCCTGGTTTTGGTGAAACACTTGGAGCAACAACATTTGATGCGGTTGTAATAACAGGTGCAGTCGCTCCAACCAACGACGCGGCTAACGCTGCGATTTCTCCAGCAGCACTTGTAATTGATGCTTTAATACCATCAACTAAACTTTGTCCTTGTGTAACACCAGCAGAATAAAATAATTGAGCACCAGAAGTTCCAACTTGATCAGCAACCGTAGCAACTGAACTTAAAAGATCATTAACTTTAGTTACAACAGTTGAACCACCAGCAATAATTTGATCAGCGATAGCAATACCGGTTTCAGCACCAGCATTTAAAACTTGCTGTAATGCTCTTTCAGATAAACCCATTTGTAAAAGTTTTGAAACACGATCAGAAAACTTTAATGCTGTATCTGCTTGTGCTTGTAAACCTGTAAGAAAATCAGTATTTTCAATAGCAGAAGCAAAATCAATTGTTCCAGTTATTGATCCTGAAATAGCATTTTTAAAATCAGCAAAAGCAGTTTTTGCTTCATCTAATTGCGATGTTGCCATACTTAAAGCATTTGAAAAATTGTTTTCAATAATGTTTGAAAATTCATCAAATTTGTCAGCAGTGTCAGCAGTTAAATAACGTGTTTTCCCTAATTCGTTTTTCATATCTGCTAATGCTTTAGTTGCTAAATCACTTGAACCTTGAACAGTTTCAGGTCCAGTACCTGCAGCAAATTTTGCAAAATCTTGTGAAGTTTTATTAACACGCTTTTGTTGTTGTTCTAATTCTTTTAATGCTCGTTCACGTTCGCGAGTTGCTTCCGCTGCTTTACGCTCGGCTTCTGCTTCTGCTTCTTTTCTTGCTTCTTCATCTTGTGAAATTTTATCTAATATTTTTTTATTTTCGCGAGCAATACGCGCTTGATGCATTGTTCCATATTTAGGAACATAATCTGCGTAACGTGATGCTTCACCAATTGCAATTAATTTATCAACTAAACTTATTAATGGCGCAAAACTTGCTGATGTTATATCTTTAACAATTGTTGCAAAAAGTCCTCCAACAGATTTTTCTGCATTTTTACTTTCATCAGAAAGTTCAATAAATCGTGCAACTAATTCACCAACACCACGAATTGCGTTACCTAAACTATCTCCAGCAGATTGCAAACTACCTGCCATACCTGTTGCGTTATTACCAAGTGCTTGATTAACTCTAAAAATTGCATCAAGTAATCCATAACCTATTGCTTCTTGTGCTTCATCAGCACCGCGAGAAAGAATTTGTAAACGTCCTGCATAAGTATTTGCTGCAACAGTTGCTTGTCCAGAAAATTTTTGATTTAAAGCAGTTTGAATATCACTTAAATTTGCTGTTTTTAAAATATTTTTATCTAAACCAACACCAAGTCTTGATAAAGCAGTTGTTTGCCCCGAGGCTGCCTTTGCAAGAGCAGTGGTTACGCTTTCAAGATCGCGACCTGTACCGGCAGAAACATCAAGCGCTGTAGATAAAAGAGATTGTGCTTCTGTAACTGAACCAGTCGCTAAAAGTAACCTGTTGAGTGCCGGTCTTAATTCGTCATCTGCAATTCCAGTTGTAAATTGTAAATTATCAATAAAATTATTTACAGCAGTCGATCGAAATCCTTCACCAACATTTAATAAAGTTTTGTTAAGCATTGCAAGAGATTTTTCATCTGCCAATGCTGCTCGAACACCATCACGACCAATTTTTAAAGCAAACGCGGTAGCAGCAACACCGGCAGCAGCAATAGCGCCACCAACAAGTTTCATAGCAATTGCTTGTTTTTTTGAAGAAGATACGTTTGAATCAGTTAATGCAGCAAAAGATTTGCGTGCATTATTAACACCACGAGGATCAAAAGTTGAAATAATACTAGCGATTAATGCCATTTAATTTCCTCGATTTTTTGCTTGACGAGTATTCCACTCTTTTTCTGTTTCCATTATCGCATTAATTGTTGCTTTTTCGACGGCAGGCATATTTTTATCAACTGCTTTAAACAGTGCTCTCATCGGGCGACCAAATTTCGCTGTTAAATTTTTTGTAAACGTATTATTTGATTTTGTTCCAGCCCACTCAAAAACAGTTGCAGCACCATCGGTTTGCCAAATAGATAAAAGATTTGAATAAAAGTTTTTTCTTGGTCGTTTGCCCGGTAATCCTTTTTTAACTTTAATACCTGATTTTGCTCGACCAGCGTTATATATAGGAAATCCACCTGAAGATCGTTCTACGCCCGCATTTGATCCTGGTCCTGAGTTTTTCCCACCCCAATTAGATAATTGATTTTCAGTTGATGGAAGAAAAAATTCAATATCTTTAACAATAGGTTGAGCAATTTTTCCAAACTCTTTTACAAGCGTATTTTTTAAATCTGTTTGTTCATATTTTTTTAAATCCATGATAAGTTCAGCGGCGCCCTCAAAGCGAATACTTCCATTGCCAGCCATTTATTTCCTTGATCGATTATTTGTTTCAGTAATACGCCAGCGCAAATAGCGTTCCATTGTTCTTATAATTCTAGGCGATAAATTTAAAAGATCATTTGGATTTAAATGAAATTCGTAAGCGAGGTGAATTAAGCGCCAGTGCGCGCTTTGCTCTCCAGGGGGTTTATATCTTCAACCTCACTATCGGGAACAAAACCACAATACGCAATTTCTTCTGACCACTCTTTAAAATCTTTTACTGTAATTTTATTTCTAAATTCGTTATGCCAACATAACCATGTTGTATGTTTTAATCTAACTTTTTTTGAATCAAAAACAACTGTTATTGGTGCATCAAATTCATCTTCAAACGCAATAAAGTCTGGCCACTCTGCTTTAACGTCTCGAGTGCTTTCATCTTTTAATGTAATGCGCAGGTTTAAATACATTTTTTTCCTTAAGCAGTTGCTCTTGTAACTGTGCCAGTGGTAGGCCAAGTAACACTTAGCGTAGCAATATCCCCAACGCTTGAACTGTAAGGGCTATAAGCAGTGACTAAAGCCACAGCGGTATATGCAGGATTTGTGCTGGAAACAGTTGCTGAAGTTGGTTTGATAACAACTGTGGCATTGCTTCCAAAAAGTGGATACAACGTTGCATCAACTGAAGCAGAACCAAAATCTTGCATAAAGTTTAAAGTAAGTGATCCTGACTTTAAACCAGCAATTCTGGTTCTCCACTCTCCACCAAACGCTGTTGTTTCTAAGTCGTCTGCTGAAAGAGTTAATTCAACTGAGTTAAGGCTAGTTGAAAAATTTGCTCCGTTAATTAATACGTTGAAATCCGTTGCGGCGAATTTCGGCATTTTATTTTCTTCTTTCTCTCTTACGCGTAAGTGAGTACAATAAACTCACAACCTAAGTATGTCACATCTCCGACAGATATTTGACCATAATTTCTCATCTCGGTAACGCGACAATCAAAAACAGTTCCACCAAGAGTTCGATCACCCTCGATTGCTGCTTTAATACTTGTTGAACCTGTTGTTGAAACATAAGTATCTAATTTTTTTTGAGCATATTTTTCAGCGGCTCTTGAAACAATAAGAATAATTCTAAAAGTTGTTGTATCCATACCACGTTGAAATGTGTCGTCGTAACGTGTTAAATCCGGAATAATAATTGCAATAGGTGGATTTGGATTATCTGGTTGTTCTGCTGCAACACGTAAACCAGAAATTGTTGCAAGTCTTGTTGCTAAACCAGCGCGAATATTAGTTATATTAGCCAATGTTTCTGACCTTACGATACGTGCCGATCAGTTGAGCAACATCGGGATCGAGATCGCGTGTTACACGCATTACGCCCATGTCACCAAATCCTGCAACACCAAGAGGTGAATCAAGACGTTTATAAATTCTTGAAGATTGAATTACACATGCTTGTGTTACAGCGATCGGAATTGAACTCCAACCCCAAACACCCGTAATTTTAATTAATGCTTCGCCACCTGAAATTGGCCACAAATAATCGCCGATAGCACGAATTCTTGTATACGGCCAAGCGATCCCATCAGAATTACCATTTAAAGGTTCAAGTTGATAATCATCTGTTCCCCATGTTGTGTCATAAACACCGTCAGCATTATTTGCTGTTTGAATCGTTACTGCTGTTCCAGCAATATCGTCTGTTAATAAAACAAAATCATCTTCAGCAGCAAAATATCTAACTGCTGTGCCAGCGCTATAAAAATTTCGTTGTGTATTACCATCAATTGCTCTTGAGGCAGCCTCGATTGCTAATTCAAGCAATGAATCTTCTGTACTATCAGTTATTCTTAACGCCGCTTTAACTTGAGTTAAAGTTGCGTAACCATTTGTAATTGCCATAAAACTCCAAAACTCTATGAATCTAGTCTATAGCAGGTTTTTGTCCCCAATTACCTTTATATTTTATTAAATACTCATTTTCTAAAACAAGGCATTCTCGCCCATGCCTAATTTCTTTACCACTAGCACGAGAATCACAAAGTTCAGGAAAAGCAATATCGACATCAACAGCATAATTAACATATTTATTTGTCCATTCAATTTCATATTTTATTGCTTCGACTTTATTTTTAACTTTTGGAATTTCAACCATATTTAAAACAATCGGATCATAAATGCCCATATACATTCCATAAGAACTTGGATCATTAGTTAAAGCAACACTTTTTTTGCGATCAAACAATTCATCAATCCAATCAGTTGATTTAAAAACAATAGAATCTTGAAAGAAAAAAAATGGTTTATTTAAATGTTTTTTGCACCAATTTATTTTTCCTAATTCATAAGAAAAATCAGATAAAACTAAACATGATTTATTTAAAGAACTTAAACAATCATTAAGCCAATTTTCTCGTCCAGGCGTTGTTCCAATAACAATCATATTTTTTGTTTAATCAACGTACTAGAAATGCCTTTAGTATAAGGAATATAAATTAAACTAATATTTCGTTCATCTAACCAATCTTGATCAAATTGCATTTGCTTGTAATAATCTTTTCTTGCCCAATCAGAACCAATAGCAATCACATCAGGTTTGCAATCCTCAATAGCAGGTTTTGAGTCAGCCCCACCAATATTAGGAACAACAAAATTTACAAATTTACAAGCATCTAAAACAATAAAGCGTTCTTGATAATTCAAAATAGGTGTTGATTTTTTGTATTCAAAAATGAACTCATCTGTATTCAAGGACACAGTTACAGTCCCACCAATACCAGCAATTTCAGCACAACGTTTCAAAAAGTTAATATGACCTGCGTGAAATAAATCAAAAGTTCCACCTGTATAAACTCTTAATCCCATGAGTTTTTTCTTCTACGACGCAATTGCCAACCACCTTCAGAAAAATCTTCATTATCTTGTTTGTTTTGCCAATGTTTAGCGTTATCGCTAAAAGTTATATCGTTTATTTTTTGAAAACCATTTTTCAAAGTTGAGGAATTATCGTGAGCAATAGGAATAAATGATTGAACGATTTCCATATTTTTATTTATTATTCGTCGTTGCATATCATTATCTTCAAAATATGCAGGGTGAAATGCTTCATCAAATAAACCAACTTTATTTATAATTTGCCAACCGATCGAAAATGCACACCACTCAGGAGCACCATTTGATAAAATAAGTTTTTCTGCAGAAGATTGTTCCGCGAACATTTTTAAACTATCGCCACCCCACTCAACATCAAAATTTGAAATTAACCAATATTCGCTCATCGGTAAAGATTTGATTCCAAGATTCCAAGAAGAAGCAACACCAAGATTTGATGGCATTTTTAAATGCCAAACTTTTGAAATCCATTGATTCCAGTTAGGCGACCAATCGTGATCGCGTGCCCCGTTATCAATGATTACTAAATCTTTGATCGGATAATTAATTGATTCAATCATTCTGTATAACAAATCATGACGTGTTAAAACAGGAACAATCATCGCAGGTATCATCTTTGTATCCCTCATAACTAAAAGTGCCTAATTTTGCCTTTATTTTGCTTTTAAACCCTATTTGCTAAGAAGTTTTGAAAGCACCGGTTTCCAATGTGTTTCAAAAATATCATCAGCGTCATACAACTTAGCAAACTCAATTGCGCGATCACTACGCGATCTACCATTGTTATACGCTTTTTCAAGTTGATCAACAATAGATGGAACAGACGGTGTAAAGAAAAAAGATTTTTGCATAGGATCCCAAAATGGTTGACCCTCAACCAACCAACCCTCACCAACGAGTTCTGAACTTGCAGCAAAATCTGAAACAATAACACGCGTTCCACAGGCTTGTGCCTCAAGAGTTGGAATTCCAAATCCTTCTCCCATCGAAACTGCTAACAATACGTCCATCGCTGTATAGGTTGCAGCAACGATTTCAGGTGCTAAAGCAGTTCGATACAAATAAGGATCAATAAATTTGTATTGATGAGGTTTCAAACCAACTGCTTGAATTAAATCCATTAAAGCAATTCCGCCACCGGCACCAAAAATATTTGTATGTAAATACAAAACAGCATCATCATGTTTTTGAGCAAACATTGAAAACGCTAAAATATTTTCACCAAACGCTTTGCGATTAGGAACGATACCTTTATTAGCGGCGTTCATACCAACAACAAATTTATTTTCATCAATACCAATAAATTCGCGTGCAGTTATAACATCACCATCAAGAGTTTTAATTTCATTAGTTGGTCGATAAATTTTTTCTAAAGCGTGAGGAACATATTCAGATTCAACACCAACATTTTCGATCATTGTTTTACCATATTTGCTCATAGCAATAGGGGTAACAAAATCTTGTTTGCACCATTTAATAACATCATGAGGGGCGGGTAAATGATCGATAGGAACCCAAGAAGCAACATTCCAATCTGCCCATTTTTTACCTTTAAAAACCCAAACATCGTAAAGAGTAATTAAAAGATTTTTTGCATCAGGATTTCGTTTTGCCCAGTCGTACATGTGCGCTGGAACAACATCATTTGAATAATTTTCATCGCCTCGAGGATAAACTTCAACATCACCAAATTGAGTTGGCCAAATAGTTGAAGCACCTTCTAAACCATAATTTGGTGCAATTGCAACATCATAATTATTTTGTTTCAATCTTCTAACGACTTGTGCTGTTTGCATACCATAACCTGTTGGTGCCCAAGGCGCATTAGAGTTCCATAAGATTCTAGGTTGATGATCTTGATTAAGTTTTTTATTCATCAAAGATGCAATGTTTGATTTTTGATTATTCGCTTGCTTTTTATCCACGCAGGTTCTCCATAAAAATCGCAGTTAAATAAATCCTACACACACAAAAGCAGAAACCCCAACAGCCTGCGCTCTGTCGGGGTTTCTGGTCTAGGGATTAATTACTATTAGGAGTTTGAACTCTTAAAGTATTTAATGTGGCTAGTTTGTGGAAGATTTCCGTCCACTCT